GGCGGCTGCTAAACGTGCGGCGCGCAAACGCAAGAATCGTCGTTAATCATGGGACAGGTTGCGTTTTACGAAAAGATGATTGGGCTGTGGTCGGCCAAAAGCCGTGAGGCAAGCGAACAGGCAGACTTGGCGGCGTTTGAATTTGCGGAGGGCGAACTGGCCAATTATCAGGAAATGCTGAAACGGCACCTGCAAACCAAAAGTGTGGAATAGCAATGCGTATTTTGGATATTTTTAAAAACCCAGCGACAGGCAATGTGTCGCACTCGAAACTGTGGGTAAACGTTGCCTGCGCGGCGGGGACGGTTAAGTTTGTGATGCTGCCCGACCCGTCGGCGGAGATTTGGGCGGTGTATTTGGGCATTGTCGGCGGCTATGCGGTGGCGCGTTCGTTGGTCAGCGTCAAACGTCAGGAGGTCGAGAATGAATCTCGTGAAACTGCTGGCGAATAACTGGCAACCGATTGCCATCATCGCGCTTGTCGGCACGGGTTTGGCGGTGTCGCACCATCAAGGCTACAAGTCGGCTTTTGCGAAGCAGCAGGCGGTCATTGACAAGATGGAAAAAGACAAAGCGCAAGCCCTGCTGTTGTCGGCTCAAAACTATGCACGCGAGCTGGAACAGGCGCGTGCGGAAGCTAAAAAATATGAAGTCAAGGCGCACGCCGTCGGCATGGCTTTGGCGAAAAAACAGGCGGAAGTCAGCCGTCTGAAAACGGAAAATAAAAAGGAAATCGAAAATGTCCTTACTCAAGACCGTAAAAATGCAGGCGGCGGTTGTATTGACGGCTTTGGCTCTCACGGCTTGCAGCTCTACAAGCGCGCCCTCGGCTACGGAAATTAAGGTTGTCGAAAAGGCGGTCTTGCCGACACCGCCTGCCGCATTGATGGTTGCGCCGGTACGCCCGAATCCGCCGAAAGACGGCAAGACAGTAACGCTGTTGGAACACGCCGCTGAGTTTGGCGGCTATGTTGCCGAACTTGAAAACCAAAATCAGGCTTGGCGCGACTGGGCGGGCAATCACTCCCGCAAAGTCGGAAACTGACAAAAAAGCCCGCGTAGGGCGCGGGCTGAGGGTAAAAGCGGATTTTATACCTCTTTTACAGGGGTAGCGGCGGTAGTGCTTTTCAGCAAATCGACTGCGTGCTGGCAGTTTTGCTTGCTGGTGTAGCCTTCGCCCTGAGCGATGATTTCATGGTTGGCTGCTTTCAAACGCCAACGGTATTCGCCTTTTGCGTCTTTATAGATTTCAAAATACATAAGGTTTCTCCTATGAATGAGTACACGTTTTCTTACCGCTTTAACGGCAAGTCCTGGTCATTGAGCATTTGGGCGGACAACCCTGAAGAAGCCAGGGCGAAATTTCGGGCTGCACGAGAAAATGCGCACTATGACGGCGAAGTTGTAGCAAAGGTTTATACATTTGTAAATATTTCGTGGGTTAAGAAATTGTACAAGCGGACAAAATATTTAATGGGTATCAAAGAATGACCTACCGTGAATTAGTTGAACGTCAGTTGGCTGTGCGCCATGCCGATTTGGAATTGGGCTTAAGCCGCGCACGCGAACAAGAGCCGTTTGTCATTCATGTTTCCGATCTGTTGGATAAGGCAGGCATTGAGTACGCGGTACGCATGGATAAGGATTTTCAGACGACGTTTCACCTTGAATATCCAATTACGAACTATAACACCTTTAAACGTGCGGTTTGGCAAACTTTGGGGGCGTATTACTGTGTTTGTAATGATGGTGATGGACTGGAGATTGCCAGCAATCGCCCTGACGGTTACGCCGTCCGTATCGTATTCGGCGATGTGCCGGTTTAAAGGGGTTTTAAATGGACTTTGAATTTGGTTTCAGAACCCTGTGGCCGATTGCGACGGCGGCATTTTGGTTTTGGGTCAACGGCATTTCAGGCCGTCTGAAAGAGGCGGACAAGCGTATCGACGACCTGAAAGAGGAGCTGCACGCGGTCAAGCTCTCTTATCACACCAAGCAAGATGCCAAGGCAGACCGCGACAATATTGCGGCTTCGTTGGGACGCATCGAAAACAAGTTGGAAAAAGTAAACGAAAAACTGGACAGGAAAGCAGACAAATCATGAGTGCCCCGATTTTGGAAGCCTTGGCGCGTATTGAAAACAAGACTGATCAAACGCTGAAAAATCAGAAGGAAATGCAGGCGGAAATTGCACAAATCCGCCAAGACACGAAACGCACGGCCATTACATTCGGCGCACTGGGCGGCGGCGTGATTACGGTCGGCTGGGAATTGCTTAAAGCGAAAATGGGGCTGTAATTATGGCTCACCCGCAAGAAATCCGTGAAAAGTTACGCCGGCTCTATGTGAGCGGCGAGCAAACTTTGGAAACGGCGGCCTTGATGTGCGAAATCCCGCAGACCACTGCGCGTGCGTGGAAACGTGCGGATAAGGAAAAAGGCGACGACTGGGATAAGATGCGCGCCTCCTACACTTTGGCCGACGGCGGTATTGAAGACTTGAGCCGTGCGATGTTGGCCGGTTTTATGGTGCAGTACAACAGCACGATGACGATGCTGCAGGATTCGAGTACCGAAGATTTGCCGCCATCGGACCGCGCCAAGCTGTTGGCCAGCCTGGCCGATGCGTTTACGAAAACCGTATCCGCCAATGCGCGTGTGATGCCGGAAACGTCAAAACTGGCGACGGCTTTGGAATTGATTGAGTTCTTGATGGCGTTTGTGCAAGAAAAACATCCCAAACATTTGCCTGCTTTTGTGGAGGTATTGGAGCCGTTTGGGGTGGAGGTGGAGAAGAAGTTTGGATAAGCAAAAACCTACCGTCGGAAGCCTTTTTGCAGGTATTGGCGGGTTTGATTTGGGATTTGAACAGGCTGGTTTTGACACTGCTTGGCAAGTAGAGATTAATCCTGTACCCCGTGCAGTTTTGACCGACCGCTTCCCATACGCAAAACAGTTTGAGGATGTCAGAACGGTATTGTCAGAATTATGGCCGGTAGATGTGATTATTGGCGGATTCCCATGTCAGGATGTATCAATAGCCGGTAAGCGTAAAGGTCTTGCCGGGGAAAGAACAGGTTTATTTTATGACGCAATGCGTATTGTCGACCAGCTTAAACCCCGCTGGATTGTCCTTGAAAACGTTACGGGTTTGCTCAATAGCAACAATGGCGAAGACTTTCAAACAGTCATCAAGTCCCTTGCCGAATGCGGGTATGTGGGATACTGGCGCGTGCTTAATGCAGCATATTTCGGAGTCCCCACGGCACGCCGTCGAGTTTTCTTGGTCGCTGGATTGGGAGAGTACCCCCCCCTATGAGTTTATGGCTGACGCCGGCTCAATTGGAGTCTTACCTCGCTCGGTTGACACGTGCGGGCTGCAAAAGCCGCATGGTACTTTGCTTAGAGGGATTTCCAATGGAGCCATTGACCGCTCAGGCGCAAATATTCTCGTTACGCCCAACGGACGGGGTGCGATGGTTGAGCGGCAAAGAGCGTCTAACCATGATGGGCTTCTCCTCGGAATGGATGAGGCCAACACTGCGGAGGCTCAAGCTGCGGGAAACGCCGTCTGTCCGCCGGTCTCACGCTGGATTGCCGAAAAATTGATTAAGACTTTTTAAATGCATGAAAACAAAAGAATTCCTCAAATCCCTTGCCGAACTGGCCGCCAGCCTGCGCCAAGTCATCGAAGCGGAAGTGGACGGCTTCGATGCGTCGCCCAAGGCTATTGCTGCACGCCGTGCCAAGGTGTTTGACCCGGTAGGCGGTTACGAGTATTTCGTCAACACCTACTTTCCGCATTATATCCGCTCCCCTGAAAAATCCGAACTGCATGCGTTTTTATTCAGCCGTCTGCCGGAGATTATCCGCTCCCCCAAAGGGGAAAATGAGGCGGTGGGTGCGCCGCGTGGCGAGGGTAAGTCGACGCAGGTTACTCAGTTGTTTACGCTGTGGTGTATTGTGACAGGCCAAAAACATTATGCCGTTATTGTGATGGACAGCATAGATCAGGCATACCCGATGCTCGAAGCCATCAAGGCGGAATTGGAATTTAATCCGCGCTTGAAAACCGACTTTCCGGAAGTATGCGGGCAGGGCCGCGTATGGCAGGCCGGTACGATTGTGACGGCCAATGACGTTAAAGTCCAAGTGGCCGGTAGCGGTAAAAAGCTGCGCGGTTTGCGTCACGGCCCTTACCGTCCTGACCTGACCATATTGGACGATATTGAGAATGACGAGCAAGTCCGCAACCCCGAACAGCGCGACAAGCTCAATGCGTGGCTGACTAAGACTGTATTGCCTTTGGGCGGTGTCGGCCAGAAATACGATGTGATATATATCGGCACGATTTTGCATTACGACAGCGTACTTAACCGCACTTTGAATAACCCGTTTTGGCACGGTATTAAGTTTAAGGCGATGAAACGCTGGCCCGACCGCATGGATTTGTGGGACAGATGGGAGGAACTTTTCCGAAACGACGGCGAGACTGTGGCCGAGGCGTTTTATCTCGCCAATAAAGACGAGATGGAGCGCGGTGCGCAAACAAGCTGGGCGGCTCGCGGCGTACTCGCGCTGATGAAAATCCGTGCGCGTGACGGTCATGCGACATTTGACAGCGAATATCAAAACGACCCGGTCAGCGGCGAAGATGCGCCGTTTGCCAAGTCGATGAAGTTTTGGAACGACCTGCCGTCCGATTTGGTGTATTTCGGTGCGCTCGACCCGTCGCTGGGTAAAGCGGGGGCGAGCCGTGACCCGTCGGCGATTATCATTGGCGGTTATCAACGTGAAACCGGCAAACTGTATGTCGTGGAAGCTCAGATTAAAAAACGTCTCCCTGATTTGATTATTGAGGACGTTATCAGATTGCACCGTCAATATCGTTGCAAACTGTGGTTTGTTGAGACGGTTCAGTTTCAGGAATTTTTGAAAGATGAGCTGGTCAAGCGCAGCGCGGCGCGTGGAATACCTGTCCCGGCGCGGGCGGTCAAGCCGGTATCGGACAAGCTCTTGCGGATTGAGACTTTACAGCCTCACATGGCGAACGGTTTGATTCTGTTGAATGAGAGCCAACAGACGCTGATACAGCAGTTCCGCCATTTTCCAAAGGCTGATCATGATGATGGTCCTGATGCAGTGCATATGCTCTGGTCGGGGGCGGTGGCCAATTGTGTGCCGATAGAATGGCAAAGCCCTACCGATAACGATTTTGGTAACGAGATAAAAAGTAAATGGAGCCGATAATGGCAAAAAAGAACAATAAAACTAAAATCCAAAAGCCCGAAGCTGCATTGCAGACGGACGTGGCTCAAATTACGGCGACCGGTCGGGTTATCGCCGAGCATCCGTCCAATTTTATTACACCGCAAAAGATGCGGGCCCTCTTCGAGGATGCGGAAAGCGGCGACATCCGCGCCCAACACGAGCTTTTCGCGGACATTGAGGAGCGCGACAGCGACATCGCGGCAAATATGGGGACGCGCAAACGCGCGCTGCTGACGCTCAACTGGCGCGTCGCCCCGCCGCGAAATGCGACGCCCGAAGAAGAAAAGCTGTCCGACCAAGCCTACGAAATGATGGACAGCCTGCCTACCCTCGAAGACCTGATTATGGATTTGATGGACGCGGTAGGGCACGGATTTTCTGCGTTGGAGGTCGAGTGGGTATTTTCAGACGGCCTTGGATTCGGATTTCAAGTGCAACACTAGTGTATTAGTGGTTGGAACAGATTCAAGAATAAAACACTTGGCGTTTCGTAGCCAAGTGTTTTTCTTAGTCGGTGGTTCAACTCATCTTGAACCCTGCGTATCTCCCGATCACTGATGTTACGGAAATCGGTTTGTTTGGGGAAGTATTGCCGGATGAGTCCGTTGGTGTTCTCATTCAGCCCTTTCTCCCAAGAATGGTAAGGGCGACAAAAATAAGTCTCCGCTTTCAATGCTTTGGTTATTTTGGTGTGTTGGTAGAACTCTTTGCCGTTATCCATGGTAATGGTGTGCACCCTGTCTTTATGTGCCTTTAATGCCCTAACAGCTGCCCGGGCAGTGTCTTCGGCTTTGAGGCTATCCAATTTGCAGATGATGGTGTAGCGGGTAACGCGTTCGACCAAGGTCAATAATGCGCTTTTCTGTCCTTTGCCGACAATGGTGTCGGCTTCCCAATCGCCGATACGGGATTTCTGGTCGACGATAGCGGGTCGGTTTTCTATGCCGACACGGTTGGGGACTTTGCCTCTGGTCCATGTGCTGCCGTAGCGTTTGC